CATTTGGTAGTTCGTAGTCGTACTTGGCCCAGTCTTCTTCTATCAGGATGTCGAAGTGCGGTTCAGATGCCACTACGTTTCTAAATCTGGGGTCGAATTGCCCCTCGTTATATTCCATAGCGGTCCATGTAAGTTTTTCGCAAGTTTTTCTGTCCCCGGCGGTGAATTTATGTTTAGATTGTTTGGTATAATAATCAAAACTTCTGTCTACAATCTCAACCACGAAAAAATGATCAAGAAATTTGCTGGTGTGTATCTTGACTTCCCCCAAGGCGTCGTCATTTATCTTTAGGTATTTTCTTTTGCGGTTATCTTGCTGGAATTTCTTCAGGGAAGCGAACACCTCCATTACCTTGTGGACTATTGTTCCCATCTCAGCCTTTTTGCCGCTATCTGACTGGTGTCCTAATACATATGTCAAGAAATACTGCATCTGACAGAAAGAATAATTGTTATAGCTTGAGCTACGGATATAGGTAACTAGCATATTTCTACCTCCAGTCTACAGTATAGTTGAAGAGGACTTCATGTAGGTCAGCGCAACAGTCCTGTACGTCGCCTTGTGAATTATCAATAACCGCGTCGAAGTTTTTCCAGTCATAATTGTCTTTGTCCAGTGCCACCTCGCTGTCATGAGAATCTTTCAGCTTACCCCTTGTAAGCCTAATCACTCTTCCACCAGCTTTTTGAACTGCCTCCACCTCGTTGGGAAATCTAACGTCAGCTACGATGGCTAATTCTGTCTGCTCCCTCTGGATCATGTCGATGGCATGATCAACCCAAATAGATCCATGCATTTGTCTCATCACGTTAGTTCCGAAGTACTGCATAAACTCTCTAGAGGTCATGTACTTATCAGCACCTGCGTTAATCATCCACCGTTGGTCTTTTGCGTAGGGCATGTCTTTCCAGAAGAGGTTAGTCGGGGTGTCTTTTTCCTCATTCGTGCCATATACCTGCCCCGGCTGTAGACCAAAAAACTCTACACAAATTCTCTTGAGTCCATCGGCAAAGCTATATAGTTTAACGTATGGCCACATATTTCTTTCGGCATAGTCTACGAAACCTGCATCTTTTCTCGTTATGTCCAGTACACCCCAGCCGCTATTGCCCAAGGAGTCAGCCGTCAAAATAGAAAGCTCTCCTTTGGGGGTGATGTGAAAATCCTCGACTAGGCCTTTGTTTTTCAAGATGCATCCATGGATATAATTTGCCGTCGTGTTTTTGCCCGACTGCTTTTTTCCAGAAATACCCAGTATTACCATTAGAAAGCACCTCTTACTTGTGTCAGTACGGTGTCCTTGATTTGGTCAATGCTCATGTCTCCAATGTCCTTACGCAAAAGCCTTGGGAATTCCAACTTGAACATGCGGCTCAACTGCCTGTACAGTTGGGTTTTGGATTCTCTTCCTGCCTGATCGTTATCTGTCAGGATAACAAGTCGTGTTACTCCGCTTTGCTGTATCTTTCGTTGCTGCTGTTCGCTAAGAGACTTACCAAAAATGCTTACTGCGTTTACAATGCCCGACTCATAAAGTTTCCATACGTCTCCTTGCCCCTCGGTCACAAAGAGCAGGGAAGTTTCTGCTGCTTGACTAATAGCCCTGTGGTAATTATACAAAAAATGTCTCTTGTCGAAGCCTTTTGTAAAGAGAAATTTTGGTGTTCGATATTCCTTTGTAGACCTACCAATGTGGGCCACCACAATGGCTCCATCGTCGTTATGGATAGGTATCACCGCTCTGTGGTACATGGAAGAGGATTTGTCGTAGCAATCTCCAATTTCGAAATGCAGCATTGTCTCCTCGGAGAATCCGCGAGACAAGAAGTACTCTGAGGGGTGTGTTAGATTATACCTGTTTCTAGTTGATGTGGGCACAAATTTTTTCGACGGGGAGAACATAGTAACAAGTTTCACAAAGCTGTCTGGCTCTTGCTCCTTGTCTATTGTAATATTTTTTCGGTCTATGTTAAGTATGGTACAAGCAAAGTCTAGGGCTTTTTTGAAGCCCACGTCTTGACCTCTTTTTTGAGATAAAACCCCTTGAATTAGTCCAAATATGTCGGTTCCATATGTATCCTGACAATCTCTAGTCCAGCATCTCCACAATTGCTTTTCAGTAGAGAGAGAAAATGCCCTGCTGTTGTCACTGTCTTCGTGGACTGGGCAGGTAGAGTATATATTATCTCCCATAATTTCGTAGTCGATGTTCAGATTAGTTAACAGAAGCTCGATGTCAGAAAAGAGCATCTTTTTGATTTGCTTAGTATTAATCTTCGGCATCGTCTTCTTCGCCTAAGTCTAGTTCATCGAGATTGTCAATTAGCCCGGTGTCGCCATCGGGACTCTTTCTGAATTCGTTCCTTGTTTTTAACTCGGTGATGATGAACTTGTCGCCAATGATGTTCATGTTTATGTAGTCGCCATCGTCTAATCCTCCGCCATGGCGAGCCACCACGGGAACAAGTTTTCTATTGCCAGCACCAAGTCCATCCTCAGCTAGCTCCTCTGGAGACTTATTCTTGAAGATTGTAAAGGAGGTGCATAACCAAATAAGCCTATCGGAACCGCTCACCGTGTCTGTGCTCTCTTTGGTAATGCCGTCCCTGTTAAGCTGAACAAAGGCTAGGCACGGAACGTCGAGCTTGACACAGGTGTTGTGGAGCGAGGTGATCTGAAAGCCTAGGGCTTGGTATTCCTGTATGTTGTTCGTGATAGAACTTGAAGACATCAGCTTAAGGTAGTCGTACACAATTAGACAATCGTTAGTGTTGCCGTTCTCGTCTGTGCCCACCTCTTGCATTACCCATCGCTTAATAATATTCAACACCTGTTCAAACGGCTTACCAGCCACCGAAACATAGCTGTAAGGTATGGAGCTTATTTTCTTGGCGGCTTTATCCACTTGAGATAACTTTTCGTCGTTATCTATAAATTGCCCACACGAGATATCGCTGATAGACACCTTGCTTAAGTTTGCTAAAATTCTATTGAGGTGGTCGTCTTTAGACATCTCTGTATCCAGCATCAATACCGGAATGCCCTGAGATGCTACGTGTATGGCAACATTGTCAGCAAAAGCACTTTTCCCCACCTTGGGCCTAGCAGCTATCAGATCGACACATTTTCTACGCAACCCCCCACCTATCGCTTGGTCAAACCTAGGAAACCCCGTGGGGACGCCTACTATATCGCATTGGTTTTCTGATAAGAAGGTTACATACTCTTCTATGTTATTGCCAATCTTCTCCGGCCTCTCCCCGCCGTCATCCTCTCTTAAGAAATCCATCAAGGGGGTTTCTACCATAGAGACTATCGCGTCTATAGTTTCTGATCCATCAATGCCTCCGACATCACTGCTGATTTTATTCGTTAGGTCTTTAATGCTCCTAGCAAACTCAAACTTCTTAATCTGGACAGCGAAGTCTAAAACGTTTTCCTTCTTAACAGGAAAATCAAATAGGGACTTGATGTACGAAAGCTCCTGCCTGCTGTTCACTAGCTCAGAAAAATTCAATTGGGAGGCAGCGGAGAGTATAGATGGTAAATCTATTTCCCTATTTGCCTGAATAGCAGACTCCACACACTTGTAAAGAACTTGGTTATTGTGATGAAAAAATGTGCTATGATCTATGATATCAGACACTTCAACATAAACATCAATTCCGTGCCTGAAGAGGCCTGCTAACACAGCCCTCTCTGCTCCAACATCTGATAAGTCGTGACTCATAACGCATTACTTTCCGGTGCATCGATTGCATCTATGGAATTCCCCGTAAACCAAGCTGGGATTGACCTTAAAGGTCTTTCCGCATACATGGCAATCAACAGACATTTTTTTCGAGGGAGAACGTCGCCGCTCCGTCTTTTCAAAGTCTGGTGTCTCTATGTGAGACAGTTCCCCAGTGTCTTCCCACTTGTTCTTGCCGCCCTTCACTTTAGTTCTCCTTTTCTTATCGGTGTCTTTGTTTTTGGTTGTGACAGTAAAATCTTCACTGATGCTTGGGGGGTCAGCGGCAGGATCTTTATTTTCCACAAGGCCCTCCTCATTTTCCAAAGCCAGAGCAGATAAAAGCTCTTTCTTTTGATCTTCAGTTAGCGTGGATAGTAGTTTATCTAAATTCATGATCTCTTGCCCTTCTCAAGTAAAATGTCGCCTTTTCTTTTAAGTTCGTACACCTTTCCTTCGAGGGACTGTAGTCTTCCTTCGGCTATTCCGCGCATTTGATCGCATTTGGCCGCATAAGAATTCTCCCTTATTATACTCTGACGCTTTACTTCATGCTTGGTGTATTGATCAAAATTATTAAGGTTGCTGGCAACTATTTTTTCTATCTGGTCATTGCACCAGTTGAAGACCACTTGATTTTTATTAATCTCGTCTTGTATGTAAGACGAATACCCATAGAGAATGTATGCGTGATCGAAAAGCTCTTGCTGGGTTAGGGCTTGTATCCTTTCTTGCGGCATGTTGGAAGAAGCTAAAAACTCTTCTCTAAACGCAGCAAATTTGACGTTAGATACATCAATATAGTCGTTAATCTGCTGTATATACTGCTCTAGCCTGTCAGCAGCGTTTAATTTGTTTTCTCCAGACATCGTCACCATCCGAATGTTTTAGTATTATTAATTCAATATCATTAAGCTCGCACCAGTTTAACTTATCTTCGTCTCTGGTTTGAGCTTTCAGAAAAGCTGCCTTGGTGTTGTGAAAGAAGGGAGTAAACTCATAGTGCTGCTTGCCGTGAACTTCTATCCCCACCCTGATAATAGGTATAAAGAAATCCAAGTACAGAACAGACTTTCTGTGGGGTAAAGTGCTGCCCGGTAGCTTGACCTCTTCAAGTATCCTGTAGCCGCCTCCGTATATTTCTTTAAGGATGCCCCTAGCTCGCAAGTGGGGCTTGGACCGTTTTCTTTTATCATTTTCGTATACATCATACTTGCTGAGGTTCCAAGTGTATTCTCTCCCGTTAAGTCCAAGGGCTTTCAAAACAACTCCTTAACCTTATCATAAACGAAGTTGCATACGCTGGGGTTGCCGTTTAGGAAGTCGGAAAGACTACTAACACCTTGGAACTTGAAAAACCTTTCTATTTCTTCATCAGGTATGTTGTTGCTCTTTATGATTTTTGCGATTGCTGGATGGTTCTTTTCCTCTAGGGCGCAAGATATCGTATACCATGCTCCAGCGCTTTTAATAAGCCTGAACTCGCAGGCAATCTGGATGATTTCTTGGACTTCGTCTATGCCAATGCCGTATCTTATCCATCCCTCTGCCGTGGAGTTAGGTGTGCCTCCAGCATTAGATGTTAGAACTTTCCAATTGGCAATCTGTCCTATGTGTGGCCCGGTATCTTTAGGCACTTGCCATCTACCTCTGTGGGTAATGGCAATGTTGGTTCCGGCCTGATATTGAATCATGTTACCACCATCGGTCATTTTTGCTGGTGCCCATCTGCTGCCACCAGTATTGGCGATGTTGTGAAGGATAAACAGGGCAACTATTTTGTTCTTTGTCACCTGACCGCCGATCCTCTTAAGGAACATAGCGAGCAGTCTAGGGAGTGCATTCCTGACGCCAGTCCTAATTAAACCCTCAAGTTCATCCTTGGGGACCATGCTGGAAATAGAATCAACTACGATTACGCATTCGGGATCGTTATTAATATAATACTCAATGATATTCAAGTAGTCCTCTGCCGACAATACTCTATCGTCTGTAGATTCTACTACTATAATGGTAGAGGGGTCTAGGGATTTGATACCCTCAAAATTTTGGATTGCTAGTCGCCCCTCGGTATTTACA